TTACAAAACTTTAGGGTAATAAAAAAGCCTCAGCTTGTGAAAGTTCAGGCTTTTGCTTATTTTTTGAAAGGTAGTTCTGCAACAACCCCGGATGCTGATTTTCTTCTCCACTCCGGGAATGACCATGATGAGTCCCTTGCTCACAAGCTCATTGCCGGTGGAGGCGGTGGTAAGGATGGTTTCCAGTACCTCACCGTTGTAATTGGTGTTTTTTACTACTATTGCCATAGTGTCCTTTATTATGGTTGGTTTTACTTCTTAAGCCGGTCTTTTATCTCTTTCATGCGGCGTGCGAACGGCCCATCGCTGTCGGTCGGACGGTTTATGTCCTCCATGACCTTGCGCTTGGGGGTGAGAGCCGCAAGAGCAGCCTTGCCTTCCTCCATATCACGCTTCAATATGTTCTCGAATGTGGGGCGCGTCCGGGCGTTGATACGGCCGTCCTGCTCGGCCGCGTCGAGAAGGGAAGCACGCTCCGTTTCCTCTGCCTCGGCCGCCTTGTCCTCAAAGCCTTTGACCTTCTCCTTGAGTTCCCTGTTCTCGTTTTCCAGTCCGGGAACCTTGCCTGCCGCCTTCTCAAGGGAGTCAATCTCCCTGAGAACCGCGGCGTCATCCGCGCAATCCTTGAAGCGCGGATGCTTTTTTAATTCTTCTAAATTCATCTGGTTGTCGTTTGATGGCTTGTCAAGCCGGTTATTGAATATGCTGTATATCTGCTCCGGGGTGCTGTCGTCCGGTACCGGGTCGGCATCATAGATACCGTCCACAAGTCCGAGCGATAATGCCTCCCCGGCGGTCAGCCAATGGTCGTTGTCATCAAAATAGGAGGATTTTATTTGCGCCTTGTCCGTTTTCAGCTTTGAGGCGAGCATATCGGCAAGACTGTCCTCGAGTGCCTGTATCTCATCTATGCACCGGCGCAGCTCGGTCTTGTTGCCATAGCATCCGCCACTGACGCTGTGGAGCATCAACCGGGCATATTTGCTCATGGTGACAGGCTTCCCGCACAAGGCAAGCACAGCAGCCATGCTTGCCGCCACGCCGTCTATATATATATGTATGTCGGCCCGGCTCCCTTTCAAGGCATTGTACAAGGCTATTCCGCTGTAGACGTCACCCCCTATGGAGTTGATGCGCACATCAATCCGGGCACCGGAATTCTCGGCGGCTTTCAGCTCCGACACGACATTGCCGCTTTTGACATCGCCGTAATCCCCGATTTCCCCGTAGAGAAAAATCGTCACGGTGCCGTCAGGGGCTGTATGTATATTTAAATATTTGTTCATTATCACTGGATTTGATGCGGTCCTCCCGCGGTTTATGGTGCAAAATTGCTATAAAACAACGGGGTATGAAAACAGTGGTTTTATCATACAGCTTTATGGCCGCATGATAACGCCGTAAAGTTGTATCATGCGGAGCCTCTTTCGCCAACTCCCTTTTTTATAGCAATTTTGCATCATAAAAATCAGGATTATGGCAGATTTAACGAACGCCCAGAAAAAGGAATGGGCAAAAACATTATACCTCCGTGAGAACCTCACCCAACAGGAGATTGCCGACCGTGTAGGATGCTCCCGCGTCACTGTGTCAAACTGGGTACGAACCGGCAAATGGGAGGAACAGAAGGTGGGTATCACCTTGACAAGGCAGGAACAGGTAGGAAACCTCTACCGACAGGTGGCGGAAATAAACCGCTACATCGCCGACCGTCCCGAGGGTGAGCGGTTCGCGACATCGAAGGAGGCCGACATCCTCGGCAAACTGGCGGCGGCCATCTCGAAAATGGAACAGGAGATAGGCATAGCCGACACCATAAGCGTGCTGACATCATTTATCGAATGGCTGCGCCCGCTTGACCTCGAGAAGGCGAAGGAGATCACACGGTTTGCGGACGCTTACATAAAGGACAAGCTATGAGACAGGTTGACAAAATAGCCCTTCAGGACTGGGAGAAATTCAAGGAGGACATAGCGCGCTCGACTCCGGTTGACAAGAGCATGACACATGCCGAACGGGAGAAACACCGCATATACCTCGAGGCCCACCCCATTGAATGGATAAAGTTCTTCTGCGCCCCCTATGTGAAAAGCGAGTTCGCCGGGTTCCATAAACGGGCCATCAGGCGCATCATAGCCAACGACGAGTGGTTCGAGGTGCTGTCATGGAGCCGTGAGCTCGCGAAGTCAACCATCACCATGTGCATTATTCTGTATCTGGTACTGACCGGGCGCAAGCATAACGTCATCCTGACTTCCAACTCCAAGGATAACGCCGCAAGGCTGCTCGCGCCATACCGGGCCATGCTCGAGGCCAACGGACGCATTATCGCGTATTACGGCGCGCAAATGACTCCGGGGGCATGGACGGAGGACGAGTTCCTGACCAAAAGGGGCGTGGCCTTCCGCGCCCTTGGAGCCGGGCAGTCGCCACGTGGCTCCCGAAATGAGGCGATAAGGCCGGATGTGCTGCTCGTGGATGATTTCGACACCGACGAGGACTGCAAGAACCCGGACATCATACAGAAACGGTGGGAATGGTGGGAAAAGGCCCTCTACCCTACCCGATCCATTTCCACGCCCACATTGATTGTCTTCTGTGGAAATATTATCGCAAAGGACTGCTGTGTGGTACGCGCCGGTGCCATGGCCGACCACTGGGACATCGTGAACATACGCGACAAGGATGGAAACTCCACTTGGCCGGAGAAAAACTCGGAAGAGTCTATCGACCGAACCCTCTCTAAAATAACCACCAGAGCAGCCCAAGGGGAGTATTTCAATAATCCGATATCTGCCGGGGAAGTGTTCGAGACGGTCACTTATGGCAAGGTGCCGTCCCTTAAAAAATTCAAGTTCCTTGTTGCATACGGGGACCCGTCCCCCGGCGAAAGCAAGGCGAAGAAGGGCAAGTCATTCAAGGCGGTGATGCTGCTCGGGAAACTCGACGGCAGACTGTATGTGATAAAGTCGCGCCTCGCAAAATCACTCAATGCCGAGTTCATAGACTGGTACGTGCAGCTCCTCGAGCATGTCGGCGATGACGCCCCGGTCTATTGCTACATGGAGAACAACAAGCTGCAGGACCCGTTTTTCCAGCAGGTGTTCCGGCCCCTTGTAGCCAAGGTCCGCAAAGAGAGGGGGATACAACTGTATATCCGGCCTGACGAACGCAAAAAGACGGACAAGGCCACCCGTATCGAGGCGAACCTTGAGCCGATGAACCGGGAAGGGAACCTGATACTGAACGAGGCCGAACGCGACAACCCGCACATGAAGGAGCTCGAGGACCAGTTCCGGCTTTTCACCCTGACATTGCGCTATCCCGCCGACGGGCCCGATGCCGTGGAGGGCGGCAACCGCATACTGGACGAGACCATGCGCAAGGTGGAAACGCCCGTCACCCGCTCCCGGTCGGAAATAAGCCGGCGCAACAAACGAAGATTATAACATATAAATTCCATATATGAGCCAATTTGTTCAACTTTCAGATTATGACGCATCCATACACCGTGAGATACTCGACGCGCTGACGCGTGACGATGATACGGTGGTGGAGATATGCGAGGACAGGGCGATAGCCGAGATGCGCTGCTACCTGTCGAAACGCTATGACTGCGACCGCATCTTCTCCGCCACCGGCGACGGCCGCCACCAGCTGGTACTGATGATGGTACTTGATATTGCCGTGTACCATATATTCTGCATACACAACCCGCAGAAGCTGTCGCAGATACGAAAAGACCGCTACGAGCGTGCGGTGGAATGGATGAAGGCGGTGGCGCGCGAGGACATCTCGATAGAGGGAGCGCCCCTCCTGCCCGAGGAGGAACGGAGCTCCGGCGCGTCATTCCGCATACGAAGCAACCCTAAACGAGTCAGTCACATGTAACCACCACCATTATGAGCAAACGAAAAAAGAACCCGGGAAACCGCCCGGGAATAATCACCTCCGGAGGCAATATCCCGCGTCCGGGACAGTCACGCCCGAACGTCATCATGCTTACCCAGCCGAGACGGTTCGGCATAGACATAGCGGACTACACGGCGGCAATCAGGACTGCCGAGAATGTGGACTTCCCACGCCGTTACAAACTGTATGACATGTACGCCGACATACTCATGGACTCGCACCTGTCCTGTGTCATAGAGAAACGGCGCAATGCCGTGCTGTGCTCCGACATCGAGTTCCGGCGGGACGGCAAGCCGGACGACAAGGTTAACGAGCAGATACGCTCACCTTGGTTCTCAAGGCTCGTGAGCGACATTATCGACTCCCGGTTCTGGGGCTTCACGCTCTGCCAGTTCTTCAAGGACGGCGAATGGATCGACTATAACCTGATCCCGCGCAAACATGCGGACCCGGTGCGCCGCATCATACTGCGCCACCAGACCGACATCACCGGCATCGCGTGGGACGAATATCCCGACCTGCTTTTCGTCGGGCGCCCCGACGACCTCGGGCTGCTTGCCAAAGCCGCCCCGTGGGTGATATACAAGCGCAACACCACCGGGGACTGGTCACAGTTCTCGGAGATATTCGGCATGCCCATTCAGGAGTACACATACGACACGGACGACGAAGGGAGCCGGGAGCGCGCCATATCCGACGCCGCAAACGTGGGAAGCCTCGCCACGTTCGTACACGGCAAGGACACCTCGCTCAACCTCATAGAGGCGGGCAACAAGACCGGCTCCGCCGATGTGTACGAGCGGTTGTGCGAGAGATGCAACAACGAGATCTCAAAGCTGTTCCTCGGCAACACGCTTACCACCGAGTCGTCCGATACCGGCACTCAGGCGCTCGGAACCGTGCATAAGAAAGGCGAGGACAAGATAACCCAGTCCGACCGCCTGTATGTCCTCGACGTGCTGAACTATGAGGCCGCAGAGATATTGGCCCGGATGGGGATCGATACTGCAGGGGGTGAGTTCTGTTTCCCGGAGAAAAAGGATCTCGACCCGACATCCAAAATCAACATACTCACACAGCTCCGCACAGGCTTCAACCTGCCCGTTGATGATGATTACCTGTATGAGGAGTTCGGTATCAGCAAGCCGGCCGACTACGAGCAGATAAAACGCGACGAGGAGGAACGACGCGCCCGGGAAGCGGAGGAGGCAAAGCGGGCTGCAGAACAAATACCTCAGAAAGACGGTGGCACAGACGATGATCCGGAAAAACCCACCGATCCGGAAGAGGAACAGCCGGGTGACGGCAAGGACCTGCCGGAACCTGACGAAAAACAAAAAAAGACTTTCAAGAACTGGCTGAAAAGTTTTTTCGCCAAAGCCCCGTGGAACACCGGGGCGGCTTTAGAATGGTAGTTGACAGCCTGTATTACGGCAAGGGCTCCGATGTGTCATCCTCGTTCGATTTTTCCGACGAGGCGCTGCGCCGTGCCCTGCTGAATATTTATTCAAAGGACTTCCATCCGGCATCCGACATCGAGACCACTCTTTTTAATGAGGTATGGGCGACAATGGATAAGGCGGTTGGAAAAGCCTTCGGCAATGTGCCGCCCTCCGATCCTGACGCTGACTTTATAGAAGCCCTGCACCGGAATAACGCCGTGTTCTCGGCTTTCAAGGTACACCGGGCACAGAATGACATGGCACGTCTTTTATTGGACTCGAACGGCAATCTGAAGCCGTTTGAACAATGGTTGAACGAGGTTATGCCTATCGCAACCCACCAGTGCCGGACTTGGCTCAGGACCGAATACGACACCGCGGTCATACGCGCGCATCAGGCTGCCGACTGGCGCCAGTTCACAAGGGAAAAGGATATACTTCCTAATCTCAAATGGTGCCCGTCAACCTCCATCACACCGGGTGAGGACCATCGCGTGTTCTGGGGCATGGTGCGACCCATCGATGATGATTTCTGGAGCCATCACAGACCGGGCGACCGTTGGAACTGCAAATGCACGCTGTCATCAACCGACGAGCCCGTGACACCGGTTCCCACAGGAACCGGCCCGTCATCAACACAGCAAAAGGGGCTGGAGAATAATCCGGGCAAGGACGCAAAGCTGTTTTCCGACACCCACCCGTATAAGACGGAGGCTCATGCCGGTGCAAAGAAAGCGGTTGACAGGTTGTTGAAACGGCTGGAGGAGATGATGAGGGAGATGCCGGAATATTTCACCGACGAGGAAAGAACCGCCATAGCCCGCGACAACCTCGAGATTGAAAAGGCCCTTGGCATAACAAAGGGCAAGCCTATGACGGTGGAGGACGCGGACAAACAGTCCGCAAACCCGAATTATGTGCCTAAATACATCCTCGATCCCAAGGGGATATATCAAGACAAATACGGTAAGACCTATCGACTGAACAAAAAGTATGACGAAACCAGACACCGGCCGTTCGGTATAAACTGCCAGACATGCGCTCCGGCATATTCATTACGTCTAAGAGGGTTCAATGTCACTGCAAAGGCGAACACCAAGGGTTCCAAACTCGAACATCTAAGCCAAGGATACAACTGTTGGAAAGTATGGCGCAACTTAGATGGCACCCCAGCAAGGCATACAAGCACCAATGACTGGATGGTCGACAAAAAATATAAAATAATGACCCCCAAGCGTTATCTTGAGTTCTTTGATGAAGTCTGCAAGGAGGAGGGAGTGTATGAGCTTTCAATAGGCTGGAAAAGAGGGGGCGGCCACGCCACAATCATACAGCGTTTCAAAGACGGCTCACTGAAATATATAGAGCCTCAGGCTGACAATTCCGAAGGTTCGGGATATGAGTTCAAGGACCTTAAGTATCTTGCGGAGAATGGGGCTGCCACCAATCACGGCTGCCGTGGGATTATGCGTATAGACAACAAGTTATTCAATACCGAATTCATCGGCATCTTCGATAAGTGAGTCCAGTATGTTCATGGCTATATCTCCCGTAACCTCGTCCACAGTAGTGCCGTCATACAGATATACCGGGCAAACTCCGGCTGTAATATCATCCGGATAATGGTAATAATAGACCTGCGCACCTTGGAATTCTCCAAGATACTCCACATGCTCACCGTACATCGCCCGGAGCTCGGAGGCGGCCTTCATTACCTGTGACGGGATGTTCATTGTAATATGCAGTTTATAATCCACAAAAGTAACATTATTTTTTTATTGCAACAACATTATGGATATAAAAGATTTCGCAAGGCTGGTCAAAGCCAAACGCGGTGAGCTTGACACCCTTATGCGCCGGAATATGCCGGTGATCGCCGGACGTATGGCTAAAGACCATTTTCAGGACAATTTCCGCAAGGGCGGCTTTGTGAACGGAGGTCTGCATCCGTGGAAGCCGGCAAGAAGGCTGTCATCAGGCAATCCAGCGGCCGCATCAAATTACGGAACCCTGCTGTCCGGACGCAACCACCTTTTCAGCTCCATAAAATATATGCCGGGGGATTACCGGGTGCGCGTCGCCAACGATGCGCGCTATGCCCCGCTGCATAATTGGGGCGGCATTGCAAACCCGACCGTTACAGACCGCATGAGACGCTTCGCATGGGCGATGTTCTATAAATCCTCAGGACAGACGAAAAAAGCCGGTACAGGGCAAAAGAAACGCCAAAAAGGCGGTTCCGGTAAGCAGCCGGAGAATACACAGGCTCAATTCTGGAAAAGACTCGCGCTGACGAAGAGGCCAAAGCTCAAGGTCAAGATCCCGCAACGCCAGTTTCTGGGAGAGAGTGCCGAACTGTCGGACAGCATAGCCGCCCGGACTGAGAATGAAATTCGTAAAATTTTAAACTCATAAAATCATGGAAGAAATTTTTACCAACATTATGGAGCGCATCGCCGGAGGCATGCCGGAACTGTCCCTCATCGACGAGGACTACGGCCAGCTCGAAATGTCTGCGGAGGAGGACCGATACCCCGTCACATTCCCGTGCGTACTGATTGGCAATATCGATGCGGACTGGCGCGATCAGGGACTCGGCAACCAGAAGGGAGCCGCGCTCATCACGGTACGCCTTGCGGTGGACTGCTATGATGACACTTCCTTTGAGTCCGGAACTTATGACAAGATTAAGGATAGACGGCAAATGGACCTGAAACTATACAAGACGCTGCAACGGTTCAAGAGTGCCCGGTGCGCCACTCCCCTTGTACGTGTCAAGAGCCGGGATTATGCCCTGCCGGGATATGTCAAGGTGTTCGAGACGACATACGCATTCACCATCAACGACAATTCGGGGCAGTCCCTATAACTCGGGAAACAATGATAACTGGTCGTTGGTAAGACGCGGTTTCTTGACCTTGGGGAGCGGTGGTATATTTTCAGCGTTCCCGGTTCGGATCATGCGCCGGATTATAGCCATTATACGCTCCTCGGAGATAAAGAACTCACGTTCCGAGAGGATTTTCAGTGCGTCATCAAAGCGCAGCCGCTGCCTCTCGGTCCAGTAATAGTAACGACGGCACAAAGCCTCGTCACGGAGCTTTATCAGTTCTTTATCCCGTCCCTTTGCCATGTGATAATTATAATGCAAAAATAGTGAATTTGACGCTATTTAGAGCCAAAAAGCACCGTAAATATTTAATCTACGGTGCTTTTTGGTTAAGGGGTTGCCAATATTACACTACAGCCGGCAGAAGCTCGGCTCTATCCGCCGCCATACGCCGTTCTTGTCACGCTGCGAGAAGTAGAAGTTCGTGGCGGTCTTGGTGACCGTATGGCTCTCGCGGAAAAGGCTCATAATGGATTTGTATTCCTCGTCGAAACGGTCCTCCATCTCATAAAGCTTGCTGATGTTCTTGTAGTCGAGGTCACCCTGACGGTTGCGCTCGAGCAGGGTCATCGCCAACTGGTACATGGGATCGTCATACCCCTTCTCGCTTCCGGCCACGTATGCCTTCAGGTATTCCATAAGACGCTCGGCCGCCATGTCGGCACGTTCGTCAAAGGTCTTGACCTTGTTGCTGCGCACCTCGATCTTCATGTCACCGTCAACGATGGTGAAACTCGACTGGTCCTCCTTGCGCAACTGTCCGTACTCACGCATGATGGCGTAGAATCCCTCGGCCTCCCGCTCGATCCAGTCGCGGAACTCACGGACATTCTCCACCAGAGGCAGTAGATGGCCCTTTACCTCGTGCATGAACTGTGCGCGTATGGACTCGTATGCCTCGCGGCGGTCACGGGTGGCCTGCCGTTCCTCGGCTCTGAGTTCCTCAAGCAGCGCCTTGCGGTCGGCCGCTGACATACCTTTTAGGGTTTCTTTGATGTTTTCTGTCATTTTGTTTATTTTAACTGGTTAGTCACTGATTACTTTATCGTCTGTAAGAAGTCTTGCAAAAGCTCGGTCTCGCTCCGCTTTGGTATTGTACTTCTCGAAAGTCCTATAATCGGTACCTGCAACATGGCGTGCCTTTATACGGGGAGTCGGGTAATCATCTTTGCGGATAATTATAAATCCGGCTTTCAACACTTTGTCTTGGCTTTTTCTGTCCATGCTTCAGTCCTCCTCTTCGTAACTTTGCATCTCCGCCTCCTGACAGAGCAAAGCGTCTTCATATTGCTCGTAGGTCCATTCGTTGACCTCGTTGTAGAATTCCTCGCGCTCCTCGCTCGTGAGGGTGGCGGCTGCCTCTAGCATTTGGGTTTTCAGGCTGCCGATGGCTTCTCTGGTTTCCTTTCTCATGTCACTTATTTTTTTAGGGTTGTTTGTTTTCGTCTTATGGCGCGCAGCTTCTTGAGCAGCGCGTCCAGTTCGTCACAGTCAAGCCGGCAGAACCGTTTACCGGCTATCCGGCTGTCCATACACAGGGCATCGACTTTGCCCCAGTCTGCCGTGTCAACATCGAGCAGTTGCATCTGGTGGAGAACGGAGCTGCGCTTCTTACGCAGTATCTCACGGAGATTGTTGTGTTGATCCGGTACGCCCATTCATTTAGAGGGATTAAAAAATGTACATGGACAAACAACTTCCTTCCCGTCATGCAAGGTACGCACACAGAATTCTCCACCGCACATAAACGGGCTGTCGCTGACAACCTCATGCCTATCTCCGTTCAGATCGACCATGGCTGCACCTTTCACCATCCGTTCCTTGAACTGATGGAATTTCACACTCGTGAATGCTATGGCCTGCTTGCCGGCACTTTGATAGGCAAGCAAGCCCGTTCCCAAAGAACGGCACATGGCGAGCAACGTGCCCTCAACCTCCTTGCGAGGCATTACATACTTGAACTCAACTTCCTGTTCCGCTACATCAGGGTATAGCATGATAAAATCACTTTTCTTCATTTTTTACTTTATTAGATGGTTTCCAATCGATACTCACTATTGCCATTACTTCACCGCTACCGCCGCAGTCGGGGCACGGCACGGTCTCATCTGTATGCAGATCACCGTGAAACCACCCTTTGCCGTGGCAATAGCCGCACACATGCCCTTTGCTGACAAATCCCTCCTTGTGTATGCGTCCGGGAGGAGTCAGATTGATAATGGTCTTTTTCTTGCTCATATTATCACGAATTGAATGTTAAAATTATACTCTTGCATCAGACGCCGTATTTGAGGAACCCGCCTCGGATCTTTGCCGTAGGGGTATTCGATGCACCGGGATCTGGTGTCACACCTGATACCCTTCTTGCGAAGTTTATAAAGGAGGTTCTTGCGCCTCATCGCTCTTCTGTCCTTCATCGAGTAATGCTTTTGCGGCTCCCTCCTCCCATACGGTGATCGGTTCGCCCGGGTGATCCAGAAAACGGCTTTTGCACATGGCCTTGAAGCAGCTGACAAATATTTTCACATCCGCGTCATATTCAACTTTCTTAGCCGGGCGACCCTCGGGTTTCATTCCTTCGGCATGGCTAATGAATATGAGAAGCTTGTTGGAATGGTGCTCCTTCATTTCGCAGTATGCCTGATAGCTCAGGCCGCTGTACTGGAAGGAGTCTATTATCACGATCGGCGCGCTCTTCTTACGGCTCAGGCGCTCGCTGAGCTGGTCCATCGGCTCCCGGTCAAGAACCATGAGGCGCTTGCGTGTATCTTCCATGCCGTGACGCTTGAGGGACTTCTGGAATGACAGGCTCGTTCCCTCCTCCAGACTGTCATAGATAACCTTGCCGAAGCCGCAGAGATATTTGGCAAGCTGCATCACGAACGACGTCTTGCCGTTACCGCTGGCTCCCCATATTATCCACGTGCCGCTCTTTGCCGGGTTGCCGATGGCCGCCTGCCACTGCCCGGTGAATTCATAGCTCGGGATTTTCATGCTCAGGATCTCACCCGGGCTGTATGCTCTTTTAAGTTTCATCTTCTATTAGTTTTTCCTCTTTGCACTCTTTGTCTATTCTCTCCACCCGGTATTTCAGATAGCCGAAGTTTATATGCGGCGGGTGATGGATCGGGCACCGCTCTCCTACCCTCACCTCCGGCAACGGGATATAAGCCCCACGCCATATATGGCCTTGATACGGCCCGGCATCAATTACACGGCACGCGCTGCCTACCACGAGCCAAAGGAAATCCTGTCCCCGGTCCTCAAGTGTTATCTTAGTCATCGCTCTTTTGTTTTTCAAGTTCCTTGACAAGCAGACCGGCAAGAGTCACCGCGGTTTTGGCGATGGCAACCGGGGCGCCCCATGCCGGTTCCCCCTCCTCCGTCACTTTATCAACTATCGCGGGATTGCCCAATATGGCACACATCGCGTCCTTGGCAATCTCATACCTGCGCTGTTCCCAGTCAGGCTGACTACTCTGTAATCGCCGGTTCATGGCAATCACCGCATCCATATATTGCTTCTCTATTACCGTCATCATACCCCTGCCCTCCTCATTTTTTCTATTTCGGTATATACCCGGCGAAGGCCGCCTTTGGAGGCGTTCACTATGCGGTTTATATCCGCATCCGACGGGGCGTTCACCTTGGCGACGATGGCGGCCTGCGCCTTCATGAACTTCTCACGCTCCTTCGCGTCGTCCGGGGTGACCTTGCTGTATGTATCCCCATAACGGCTGAACATCTCGGTATAGCCCACTTTCTTGCCTTCTATGGCACGGGTTATCTTCTCCTGCAGCCCGTCGGCACCCATCATGTACCACCCGCAGCAGCGTTCGGTGGCGTTCCATAAGGCTTTCAGCTCAAGGAAAGCCTCGTACTGCAGATCACCGGCCTCGTCAAGGATTACCAGAGGGGTGTCGATGGTGCGCAGGTAGGCCACAAGATCCTCGTAAACGTCACTGTAACGGCCGTAGGAGCCGACACCGAACTCTTTTGCAATCTGGCGTATGAGCTTGAGTTTGGTCTTGACCTGCGAGCAGTCTATATAAACCGCATGGCGGTGCTGCTTCACATACGCCCTTGCCGTGAACGTCTTGCCGATATTGGGCATGTCGCACATAATGGCGCTGAGCCCGCTCTGCTGGCACACCTCAAGCTGCTTGCTGATGAAGGCGTATGTCGGTGTCATGGCCGCCGTCCATTCCATCTCTGTACGGAGCTGGACCCCTAAGCGCCGGGCAATGCCTATCCAGTTGGCATCGCTCACCTGACGGTCATAATTGCCCTTCTTTATGGCGTTATAAACACTTGGCGCAATCCCCAATGCCGTGGCATGGCGGTTGTCGCTCGGATAGTTCTCACGGTCCGCTGCTATGGCTCCGGATATCCGTTTCTTGATTTCGTTTGTTATCTCCATTTCAATGCTGTTTAACAAGTTCTTTTATCACATTTTTTAATAGGTGCCTTTACTTCTTTCCCATACCACGAACACCAATAATATGGCTGAAATAAATTTGGTGAATGAGTGCAATGTTTACAACTTTCACACAGGTGGATCTTACTCATTTCAATGCTGTTTTAATATTATTCAAATCCTGTTTACCGCGTCAGCCTGCACACCCGCCACATTCATGTATTCCGAATAGTCCGTGTCCGCTTCCGGGACTGTAATCTCAACCGGTACCGCCTCTGCCTCCCTGATGGCAGTGACAACCTCCTGCCGGGTGACCCCGAGCCGGTGGATCTTGTTTTTCCTCACCATCGAGTCGAACTGCGCCACATACTTGGCCTGCTCCGTGTATGCCTCACGGTCAGCGTCGGTCTGTTCGGCCGTCGCCTCGTTATACCGGGCAACCATCCGGCAGGTGTCGATAAGCCGCCCGTTCTGGTAGACATACACCTCACCGATATTGCCGTCCGCATCGGGCAGCCAGTAGGCGTCAACCTTATAGTTACGGGGCTCGAGCTTGGAGATGATCTCCGGACTCGACAGCCGGTACTGGTTGTATTGCACCGTCAGGTAGGCGTTCTGCTTGATGCTCGTTTCGGTGTGCTCGCCGATAAAGCGGTACAGCACCGCCTTATCCCACGGTGCAAGATCCGGGTTCTGGCACCGGCAAAGCACATCCCAGCGGGTCATGCCCGGGAACTTCTTCTGGTTGGGGTGCATCTGGGAGTTGTATTCGTTTATGGCGGCTATGTCATCGGCCACCAGCTGCTCGTAGCCGTAGGTCGGCACCCTGTAGGTGTTGTTTAGTTCGTCATACACCTTCTCAACTTTCGGACGGTTGGCTTCGAGGGCAGCATACCATCGGCCGATGTTCTGCTGGCTGCGCTTCTCCACACCGTACTTCTTCGCCCGGTTGACATGCTCCTGACGCTTCTCCCTCGAGTTGCCCGGGTTACACCACCTGATAAGGGGGAACACCACGCCGGCCTGCATGAGCCCGTCGGTGAACTTGTTTACCAGATGGTGCTCGACCTCTATCTGTGCCGGCATGTACCATCCGTTGCGGTCCAAGGTCTGGAACATGTTGCGCATACAGTCGAGGAACAGGTCTTTGTCCTTCTTGCGGTTGTAGGCATACCCTACCACAGCACCGCTTGCGACATCGCTCACGTAATAGGCGTGCACGTAGCTCCCGTCGTGCATCGGGCGTGGAAGGTCACGGTCATCCGCCGAGATTTTGCTGAAGGCATAGTTCGGACTCCGGCGCAGATGGTAGGGACGCTGCGAGTTGTTGAAATCCCATTGCGTCTGATGGACCTGTGCCAGCAGTGCCCTTGTCTTGGGCTGCTTGAGGTAGTTGGCTATGGTGCCCTTGCTCAGCACCACTGGGTTGCCGGACTTGTCAGTGAAGTCATCCGGGTTGAAGACCTCGCCCGTTTCAGGATCATACACCTCGAGGTCGCCGGTCACGAACCGGTTGTACATCTCGGCTACCACCGTATCGTAGGGATGCTCCGTCATGGCTCCGAGGCCGCGTATAAGGTCGGCAATGCTGTAAGTGACCTTGCGCCTGTTCTGGTTACGGAACTTGCGGCTGATAAGGCTTTCGTAGCCCTGAGCCTTGAACTCGTTGACCCTCCTCTTGAAACGGTTGACGCTGACGGGCAGCGTGTGGCCGAATTCCTCTCGGTAATAGTTGATGGCACCCGCAAGCTCGTTCCAGTTGACCGGACCGCCCTTCATGGCACGGCGCATAATAACCGTGTCTGCCATCACATCGACAACCGCCTGTATCGCCGAGGCGTTCACGGTATATTCGTTTATATGCTCCGGGGGTAACGCGCTGCCGTCCTCGAAACGGAACCGGGTATAGAACCCGCGTGCCTTCGCATCGATATGGAAGTGGCTTGCGAACCACATTCTGAGTATCTCTGAATTCATATCTCCGTATTTTTCTTTTATTTTATCTTGAAACCTTTGCGGCATTGTCGCTATCTCCACGAGAGCATAGCTGCCTAAACCTCTACCTTCTCGCACCACGTTAATTTTGCCCTCTCTTTTATGCCATTTATAATTAGGGACCGACATTATAGGATCGGGCTCCCGCGTCAGGTCATGGAACGATATACAGGCTATTTTACCGTAGTACTCCATTATTTTTAATGATTAGAGCGCCGCCGCCATTTGTTCAACCTCGTTCTGAAGCTGCATGAATTCGGGTATACTCAGGTTCTTGTAACTGTTCTTCTTTACGCCGTCAACCATAACCACAACCTCACTGCTGCCGAAATCGGCAACTATCTTCACGCGGTGACCGAACGTCTGAGTCATGGTGCGGTCTGCCGTCTGATGGGTCGTCTCACATTCAGGCGTATAACCCTCTGTCAGTTTGCCACCGCGCTGCAGGGCCAGTCGACGGATACGTTGCGCCTTGTCGCTGTTGCGCTCGAAATTGAGGGCCCTCCACACTTGCTGACGGGAACACCCAAATGCTTTCATGAGGAAAGTCTTGGTTTCGTTGTCTGTCAAAATCTGCTTCTTCATATCCGATATGTTTTATTGTTGCTGAGGTTGGTTGCCTAATTCCCGGCAAAGAGTCATGAATATTTCTTCACACTGTGCGTCATAGCTGCAGAGGGAGCAGTATGCACACGAGTTTGCCAGTTCCTCTTCGGTCATGAACCCTTCGGCTTGATCCAGCGCGGCCTTGACCGCTGTTTGTGTATGGAGTATCGACCCCAACGCCGCCCGCAAACGCCTGTTCAGTTGTTTGTCCGGGTCCGGTTTAATGTAGTTCTTCGCCATAGTCGTTATTTTAAATATTGATTATTGGTGGACGGCACGGGAGTCGAACCCGCCTCTCTGCATAGGTGCACCTCCGCAGTGTTTCAGCCTTCTAAACCTGCCGCCCGGTTCCTCCGGCGTATTTGGCGACACCGGAGGTTCAAATGTTTGTGCCTTTCGGCTTTCGTGGCTCCATGCCACAGGATCGCCCTCTCTTGGGCCTAACCCTCTTATTTCCTGATATGGGTAATCAGCGTTTCGTCATCAAGTCTCTCGGCAATCAGGGCATCCACATGTGCCATCGAGCATTCGCCTTGTGCCACCACAATAAATTCCGTACGACTTGTCTGGTATGCCACAACGTCATCATCGTTTATATACTCCACGAAAGGGCCTACCTTGTCCCACTCATGCTCCGGAACTTCCACTTTTATTGCTTTCATATTCCATCATTTATAAGTTATCGTATAAAGCAGCCTCTGGAGGTCCTCCCTGAGCCGCTGTTTGGCTTCCCTCCCGAGAATGTCCGCCACATTGTGGAGAAGGTTTGTACTTGTCGGATACTGGCTGCCTTCAATCAAGGTCAGTTCTATATTCCTGATATGGTTTTCCAGTGCCATCTTTATTTTGTCTGTGCTATCCCAGCTTGTCAGATGCCGGAGTTCACATATGGCCTTGAGGTTTATTTGGATCTTATACATTGTCCCTCCGTGCCAACAGAAAAACTGTTCGTAGTTCTCGTTCATCTTGAGGGCATACCTCTCCACGTCACGCTCGTAACGGCGTAAAATACCCTCATACTCAGATTTGAAGATTTTAAGAACCTCCTCTTGGTTTGTCTTTGCCTCATTCATGGTTATTTATTTATTTCGTTTATAATCGGTTTTACAGAACAGCCAAAAACCGTGACAAGTCGATATTTCAGCTTTTCCACATAGGATTCCGGGACCGTGAACGTTATACCGTTCTCCTCATCGTAGCGGAATGAAACACCGTCCATCATCAGGACTCCGGCAACCTTGTGCTTCACACTTTGCGTCTGCCATTCTTTTATTTCGTCTGTCGTTTGCATATTCAATAGTTTTAAAATTCGCTAATCTCGCGCCTTTTTTGTATCTTTGGCGCGGTGGTAACATTTTAACCACACCGCAAAGATAAACATTTTGAGAATATCCACAAAACAAAATGTGGATTATTTTCTCATAACGAGAATTATTTAGCACATTATGACGAAAGCAGACATATTAAATGCCCTTATCAATCACTACTGCGGAGGTAATAAGTCGCAGTTTGCAAAGAAGTTAGGAATTTCGGCACAAGGATTAAGCACTTGGATTAGTCGAAATACTTTTGATATTGAAACAATATACTCAAATTGCGAAAACATCTCAGCAGACTGGCTCATAACAGGCGAAGGAGATATGCTTAAAGAATGTTTAAAGCCCATTGCCTCTACAAACAGAGAAAAGCTTATTTCTACCCGAAGCGGTTCAGAAACCCATTTTGAAGCTCTTACCGAAACTACGAAAAAGGCTCCCGGTGCAATCCCCTTAGTTTCAGAAAGAGCTGTCGGAGGCTTCGCTAATGCACATTTTTCAATAAAGGAATGCGATGTTGTAGCCTACTATATCATCCCTAAGTTCCGATACCTTGCTGTAGACTTCATGATTGAGGTTACAGGGGACTCTATGATACCAAAATTCTATCCCGGTGACATAATAGCCTGCTCAATAATCAATCATTCCCGATACATTGAATGGAACAAATGCCACTTGATTGCCACAATTGACCGGGGAATGCTTGTAAAGCGCATAATGCCGGGGACTGATAAAGACTGCCTAACCGCTGTATCCGATAATAAAGAGTACCCACCTTTTGACATACCAAAAGATGAGATAACCGGCATGGCGCGCATTGTAGGAGTAATCCATATTGAATAACACCACGCGGTTTACACGCAAATACGCATGATAGCCTCTTTTTAACGCACACACGCAAGTTTATGGGCTTTTTAAGGCAAAAACAAGCACAATAAACTATAATACAACTATTTACAACACTCAAACACACTAAAACAATTGGGGGATTTTCCTATAATAATTTTGCGATATTTCGAGGTTATAATAGTAATACATGTTATTATCCTATGAAATACAAACCTTAAAAAAATGGGAAAACTATCCCCTAACCTATCCCCTAACTTTTGAAACCACTATCCCCTAATGCTATCCCCTAACCTATCCCCTAATAAAAAAGACACAAAAAAGGGGAGCGAAAATCGCTCCCCACAGCATTGAAATGAATAACGCACGAAAGTTGTTATAATGGCGTTATTTTATCATTAATCATTCAGGCCGTCCTACTGCCCCTAATAAGCGTAGACTGCTTAATTATAGCCCTTTTAGTTATCACTGTGCCATTATCCGACAGCCCGGCATGGAGCAGATAGCTCTTGGACGCTCCTACCTGTTCCGGTGTCAAGACAGAATACACCGCAGAGATACTGGCGAAGTACCAGTCCCGCTGTTTTTCGCCCACTATCGGGCATATAAGATGTACATGTATAACCTTGCTCATTCCAGCAACAAAAATAGCCAA